CAGCAGTTATAATTACTGGCATCCGTTCCAATTCTTACAAATACACTTACAACGTCTGTAAGTGTAGGAAGTTTACAACCTAATCCGATAAATCCACCTGCCTCAAATATCTCACTAAAATTAACACTTGTAATAGTATCTTGTACACCTGCATAGACTGTACCAGCAGCACCATCTACCTTGTTGAAGGTAATAGCACCTGTACCGAATACATGGTCTAAGCTGTCAGCCTTACCAGTAGTATCAGTTCCTAAAACTGTATAATCTGTGTGGTCATTACAGTTAGCTATATCAAGCTGTCTTTGGTCTGTTGTACGTAAAGCCCTAACACCATCCATAGAGAGGCTATCAGCTTCTCCCTCTGCTACTGCTGTTCGGACTTGAGATTCATTATATTCTGCTGTTACTTCACCAACTACCTTTAACTGACCAGCAGAATCCATGTGTAAAGGTGAGGCATCATTGTCATCATATGTATCTGCTGTAGCCTTGTAGATACCACCAGTTAAAGCAATAGTTGGAGTAGCTGTAGCTGTAGCATTATCTACCTTAACAGCTTGTCTAGCATCTGTTGTGCCATCTTTTAATTCAACTGCTCCTATTTCAATATCACCAGTTACTAAAGTTATATCTCTTGCTATATTTGTATATATTACAAAAGAATCAGCAGCAGAAAATGTAGCTCCTGTTACTGTTAGTACAGCACCAGTTTGAGAAAATACTACGTCATCTCTGTGATAAGTTGCGGTAACTCCTCCTCCTGTTGCAATCTGTACTACAGATACAACGTCATCTGCTAAGAAGGTTGCATGATAGGTAGGTAAGCCTCCTATCGTGATTGTAGTTGCTGTAGCATAAGCGGTTGTAAAATCTCCACCTGAAGATTTACCGATTAAGCCAAAAGCATCGGTGGAATTAGTGTCTAAGGTAACACTTCCACCTAAAATGTTAGTACCATCAGGATTTACTACCACTCTAGCAGCTTGGTCAGCCGTAGCTGTGGACTCGATAATACTATCGTATTCCTTTTGTCCTTTATTGCTTGATATAGCCATAACGAATTGGGTTATTTTAAATATTGTATAGATAGCGGAGTCTAGCTCACGCAACTACCCTTATTCCTTTTATACCCAATTTCCTTTTACCTATGATTTATTGAAACAATACACCAGCCTCCTCTATTTTCTCAAGTAAAGTTTTCTTAGATCGTATTCCTTGTATAGTTATTCCTTTCTCTTTAGCAAATTCCTGTAGCTCAGTAAATGATTGGTCTAAGAACTCTTTTACCTGCAATCCTGTTAGTGCAGTATTAGCGTTCTTAACAGCAGCATGAGTTTTACCATCATCTGTAGGTCTAACTTGTTTTTTAGATATAAATGGAGCTTCACAAATCTCCCAACCTTTGTTCTTATCTGTTAAAAGTTTTTTAACAGCGTGAAAAGGAAAGCCTCTAGGCTCTACTTCTGGTCTACTAGGCATGTGAATCCAAGTAGCTGTTTTATCCTCCTTAGGAGGATTCATAAGTGATTCCATAATAATTGATGTTAATAATCTTGCTACTGCCCATTATACATTACAATGAGCAGATAGTAAAACTATTAGGCAGTTGTACAAGTGAGTGTTAATGTACCACCACTTTCAGTAGCGGTCATAGCTGTTACAGCAGTTCCAACAGTTTTAACTGTTGGGTAAGCATCATCACCTGTCTTTTCTTCAAGTTTTATTGTGTATGTAGTTGAAGCCATAATGAATGGTTGTTAGAAATTAGTCTTTAACCAAAACTGCAAATGAATCACGCATTTCTGCACAGCCGTAAATAGTATCAGTTACTACCCTATTACCAATATCAGGAACACTATAGTCTGAATTAGTTTTAGATACTTTCTGAAGTGCAAGACCCATAGCATCACGATGGAACATCATGTTGTTATTAGCAGTAGTGAGGTTATAGATGTTTTCTGAGATGTAAGTCATCACACCATAGAGTTCACCGATTTTTCCAGTTTCTACTGGTTTACCGCTTACAAAATCGTTAGAAGTGTAAGTAGTAATATCAATGATGTTTCTCTTAGTGCTTGATTTCATCACAAAATGACGATCATCAAACGGAACATCTGCTTCATCTAACAATAAGATGGAATCAAGGATTACATCAGTTGTGATAGCAGTAGCATGAGTTCCTTTTGTCTGTGAGAAAGAAGCAGCTAGTGCAGCTAGAGAAGAATCAATAGCTTTAGCAAGTGCATAACCTGCCTTACCAGTATACTCAGAGTTCAAATCAACATTTGATTGAACTTTAATAATATCTTCTACTAAGAAAGAAGCTTCTTTGTGTTGGTCGATATCAATATCGACATTAGTTTCTGTTGGAGCTTGGAATGAAACACGAGAACCAGCAACTTTGTCATTTGCAGTTAGGTTAGACAGATTTGGCACATGGATTGTGTCCCCATTATCTGTAATCATAGAACTGTAATCATGTACAAGTTTAGCTAGAACTAAGTTAGATTCTGTGGCTCGCATTATATCTGTAGACCACTTCTCCGGGATAAATACATCAGAAGTGGTTGGTGTTAAATTAGCCATAGTCGGATAAATTAAAAAATTAAATTTACCCTTTTTCCTTTTTTAAACAATTACTAAACACCCCATTCTAATGCTAAATGCCAGTAAGTAGTACCTGTTACAGTAGTACCTTCTGCTTTCACATCATGTCCTACCACAATGTCATCACCAGCAGCAAACTCGATATACTTATCACTAGAAGCGGTAAGTTTTTGAGTATCACCAATGACAGCAAGTTGAGTAGAATCTGGTACAGCAGTTGCTACAGTAGTACCACCTACTAAAACATAGAGTGCTGAAAGTGTAGAAGATGCTAGTGTAACTATCTCTCCTGCTCGTACATAACATTCATCAATCCTTAAAACCCCAGCGAATGGAGCTTCGATTGTTTCAGTTACAGCAGCAGATGCAGATAGGTCAGTAGCAGCAATTGTTTGATATACTTGAGTAGCCATATCTTTTTAAATTAAGAATTATTGTCCAGCTTTGAAATTAGCTAAATCAACATAATATTTGTCATAGTCTGCCTGTGGTAGTTTTGCAACTACTTCAGCAGATTTCACAACAAATCCTGTCTTAGCTCCTGTCTTTGGCTTGATAGTAGTTTTCCTAGAAACAATTTTACCACCGGAAACAGATTGTAATTCGTTCCAACAGTCAGTCATGCTTTTGGCAAGGTTGTCCTTACCTCCTGCGTAACTTCTTAAAATTGTTGCTTGGTCATCACTTATATCCAAAGATTGGATTTCAGCATTGTCTTTTTGTGCCTGAGTTTGTACAGCAGTTTGCTGTTGCAATTGATCTGAAGTTACAAAACCAAGCTTTTTAATTTGGTCTTGTATCTGTTGTTCATCTGCTGGTAAAGGTTCTTTCTTTAAGTCAGAAATAGTTTTACCTTGCTCATTGAGCTTTCCTAATAGCTCCTTATGAGATTTTTCAAACTCTTCTTGGCTATTATATTGTCCGCCATAGAATTGAGGTGTCTCAGTAGTTTCCTGAGTCTCTTCTTGGGCTTCAGAAGTTTCTTCTGTAGTAGTTTCGGTTTCAACAGCTTCGGTTGAAGTGTCCTGGACTACCTCAGTTGAGGTATCTTCAGTCATAATATTAGACGTTAATGTTAAATATCAGCTATGTAAGCTGGTTGGAGGCAACCTACCGAAGTAGGAGGAAAAGGGGTTTTGCCTCCAATCAACCTGCATAAGGTGTCCATTTATCCATGAACTCCTTGCGGATTTTAATCTCTAGCTGTAAACGAGCTAAATCTTTTTCTTTACACCTTGCTAATTTATTTATAGTTACGCTCTGGTCTACCATCTCCTTATCCATTATAAACTTCCATCCTTTTGTTCTAACTGTTGCACCTACTAAATCTTTTTCTTTTTTAAAGATAGCCTCTACAGCTTCATTTTTTATAGCCTCATCCCTTTCTTCCTCACTCATGCCTGATTGCCAAAGTTTAAATTTAGCGACATCCATATTATTGCATTAATGATTCTGTCTTTTGCTCTGCTTGTGGTTGTGGTGCTACTGGTGCTTCACCTAATAAGCTATCAACTTGTTTCACATTAAATCCCTCAGCCATAATATTCTTAAACTCCTCATCTAACTTAACAGGAACTCCCATCTGTGCATACTGTATACCGATATTACCTCTTGCTATAGCTTCGTTTCTGCGTTCTGATGGTGTATCTGCTGCCATAGAACCTGATACAACTTGAGGACTGAATCCTTCAGCCATCTTCTGAAATGCCTCCTTGTAAACTGTATGAAAATTATCCTCATCTGGTATTTCAATGTTATCCTCTAGCTCATTACTGACAATCAATAGAATCTTCCTACCTAATTCACTTACTGCATCATCAAGGTTTTCTACCTTTAGCTTAATCCTAGTATTCTGTTCTTCCTGTCTGATTGCTGCTCCTGTTGCTGTGTCAGTAAATGCTGAAGATGCACCAGGCTGTGAGAAGTTTGTAGTTCCTGTTGTCTCTTGTATATCCCTGTTCAATGCTTCTTCTTCACGATAACCAGATTGAGGTACATTGTCTTTAGGAACAGGTGCTAGGTCAGTTAAAGCAGCTACCTGAATAATGTTGTTTGGCTTATGTACTAACTGGAAAGGATTGATACCAGAATTTTTAACTACCATCCATTCAGGATATAAAGCAGAGTTATTGTAATCCTGTCTCTGATTCCTTAATGAGTTCATCTCATCCTGTAACGACATAATCGGTTCAGCTTCTCCAATAGCATTATATTCACCAGGAACTCTCTGGTCGTGCATAGCTACAAAGGGTCTGACAGGATTATTGTTCTGATCTGTTAGTGTCATCTCCTCAAACCTAATCAAAAGCTTGTCATCTACAACTGTAATTATATATTCCTTAGAATCTTTAGGGTCATCTGTTAGAGAATACACACCATGATATTCATTAGCACAAAACTTATTCTTATCAACTTTCTTCTGAATATCATTAGCTATCACAGACCTTTTCTGTATCTCTTGTGAAGAAAAATCACAATCAGATGTAGCACTCCTTTGATTGTCTAGTAAATCCAAATTGAAGTATGTCTCATCATCTAACTCAGATATTTTAGCTGTATCATTCTTATGGATAACACCAGGTGCTTCATCCAAGCTGTTCTCGAATGGATGTATCAAGAAATCAAAAGCATCAATGGTCTGAATATCAGGTAGAATGTTTTTAAAGATTTCTTCCTCTATTTCTACACTCTCACCTTTCTCATTCTTCTTCTTAGTTACTTTCTTCTCTGTCAGTACATCAGTAGAAATCTTAACATGATATGTACCATAGATTAATCTCCCCTTATCCCACATCCTAATCTTCTGTTTTAGTTTCTGCTCTGTGAATACATATATTAAATAAGCCTCAAGAATATCTCTTGATGACTTTACCTGTGGTTCTGGTAGGTCTACAGGTAGTACAGCTTGGTTTTCTGAAGCCTCTGCATTTGTAGCCAATGCCTCATCAATCTCTGTCTGGTTAGCTGTGAACCATTGTAATGCTGAAGATTGTAGAGCCTTTAGATTGAACTTAGGATTATGTGCTGTGGTTCTACTGGCTATCTGTTCAATAGCTGTAAATGTTTTAGGAATCCATAGTTTACTTTGCCAAGCCTTTTTATCTCTAGCTTTAAAAATCCTGTAATTCTTATACAGCTTTAACCAAGTATCCCTTATCTGCTGTGTTGTACTAATAATATCAGTCTTAAACTCAGTTACATATCCAACGACTTTCGCCTGTTGGTCAGCAGTAAGGTGGGTTGATGCCATAGGGTAGATGTTAAGCTATCCCTTTTCCAATTACAAATTATAGCACACAATGGTATCTAATTACAAGAATTTTAATTGCACGGGTCATAAATAAACTAAACGGGAGACTGGTCTCCTTCCTGTGATTTTTTTAATTGCTTATCATATTCCTCTGATGTCAAAGAATTATGATGTTCTCGTCTGCTTTCCCAATAAGTATCAGAAAGCAAAAAGTCTTGTAAAGCAAATTCAAGACTTTTTTTTGCCTTTGTTATCTTATCTCTAAAAGCTGTATCACCTAAGTAATCAAACCTTATTTGTTCTAAAATGGTGTAAGCATTTACTGCTTGTAGTTTTACAACTGCACACCTAGCTCTACCTATAGCTATTTCTCGTTGTTCTTTTTGCCATTGACGGTCTTGTTTTTGCTCAATCGTCAATTCTTGAGGTTTTGGTAAATTATCTTCCATAATTTTGTGGGTGTTATATATATCATTCCGATATATCTGACCCGTGCATATTTATTATATCACATCTGAGGCAACACCCAACCTGCTTTTTCAAGATTATTCTTTCTAGCTCTAATATCTAACATCTTTTTAGCTTCCTCATCATTGATTTCACTAATGATTTTACAATGAGTGGCTGGCTTTTGCTTGTCATGACATGAACAGCAGAACCAATCAGAACCAACCTCTAGCTTATCTTTGCAGTATGGGTACAGAGCTAAGGTAGAGTTCTTTTTAATACTCTCGACTTCATCAGGAAATATTCTAGCTATCTGCCCACAGGTAGTACACTTAGATCTGAAGATTGACATAGTGTTTTAAAAGTTAAGTATTTCTTGTTCTAATCTTTTTTCACCAATCTGACAATACTTTTCTTCTAGTTCAAATCCTATAAAGTTTCTATCCAAATCTTTACAGGCTGTTGCTGTGGTGAAACTACCCATGAAGGGGTCAAGGATTAGGTCATTAGGATTACTCCAAGATGTTATATGGTCAATTATAAGTGCTTTAGGGAATACTGCTGGGTGCTTAGACCTAGCAGTAGATTGATGCCAGACATTAAATCTTTTACCAATATCCATTATTTTTTTACTGCTCCTCTTTGTTAAAGTACCATTTTTTTCTCTAACAGTAATTGGCTGTGTAGTTCCTGCTTTAGAGTTTTTTCTATCTATAATTAAATTAGTAGTTATTGGCTTTCCTTTTAATAATATAAACATATATTCAAAAACTTGGTGATAGCGAGTTGCAAAAGGTAAGCTAAAATTAGGCTTTTCCCATATCATAGTGTCATGCAAATTCAATCCAATCTCCTTAAAATATAATGCCTGTTTAAATGATGTTCCTGTTTCACTACCATTTATAGTAGCATCACCTACTATCCACACAATTACTCCACCTTCTTTTATAACTCTCTTTAACTCATTTGCTGTTTTCTCAAAATCCCATTCAAAACCCTCATAATCTCTGAGATTATCATAAGGAGGGCTTGTAACTACAAGGTCTACAGAGTTCTCTGGTATTAGCTTCATTCCATCCAAACAATCTCCACAAACTACTGTATTAATACATTCTTTCCAATCTGTGATGTTACTTAGGTGCTTCATAAAATTTTAACCAAATATTATAGTTTTCAGGTCTGTCGAAATCATCCGTAAAATCATTTATCTCAACAAACCTCTCACCAACATCATGCACCATAGGGTCAATACCATCAAGGAATCTGTAATGCTCCCACCAATCATTGAGCCTACCATCTTCTTTGATTATCTTAGAGGCTTTCAGATAGGCTAATCTATATTCCTCATGGTGTTCTGGCATAAAGCTATGGGCAAACAGTTCACCCCATAAGCAACCATTACAATTACTCTCTCCTTGTCTACCGAAGATTTTAATATCATCATAATCCTTTAGAATTGTATCTCTGGCTTCTTCAGTAAAAAATACATCACCGAGTACAATAATAGTTCTACCTTCTTTATTCCATAAATCCTGTGTGTGATAGCATTGTCTGTTGATATCATGCAGACCTACTTCATCAGGTATATGTAATGTAGCACCATCAACAGCATAGCTCTCATCTCTACCTACAATCGTAATATCACAGCCTTTAAATAATCTGGTAGTCCTTTCAATTAGTGTCTCACCATCAATAACAATCTTATGCTTGGTAGTCCCTAGATAGTTATTCCATCTAGTTCCTTCACCTGCTGATAGCACTAATACGGTTGTTTTCATAATCATCCTTCATAATTATATTTGATTGAATCCCCGAGATGGCTCGTCTTAATCCCCTTTGCACACCATGTTTCAAACCCCATCTTCTCAGCTCTCAGACAGAAACCAGTATCTTCGCTTATCTGCATTTTACCACCTGTCTCTGTAGTTGCCAACTGAAACTCATAAGGTGTTGCGTATTCTTTTAGCAATGCCTCATATACCTTAGCCTTAATCAAAGTACAGGCTGAACCAATAGCCTTAACTTTCTTTGTCTTATCCACCTCTGTCATCTTGACCATCCATTCATCAAACACATTCAAGAGATGCCCTCCTTTTCTATCTGCAACTGGTGGACTGATAATATCCTTATCCATCTCAATCATATCCCAGACACCAGTAGGCTCAATGTATGTATCAGCATCTAAGAAGAATACATAATCAGCTTTCTTTTGCTGTGCTACCTTGATTATCTGATTCCTTGCATTATCTACAAACGATCTATCAATACCAACAGTCATACAGGTAATACCCTTAGTTGCTAAGTGTACACATATTGCTGCTAACATTGCTGCCCAATCATTTGGTACAGTTCCTGTTGCGTTTGGGAGACCTATAACTAATAGTTTTTTCATAATACCCCATCCATTAATTTATTATAATCGTACTTAGTGTCCTTATCACTGGCTCTGAACAAACTCATGCCGTACCTAATTGCGTCATTTGTGTCTGAATAATCATGGCATGGCTTGTTCAATATTGTACCTAGCTTATCAGTTTCCCACAGATAGTTCCGGTAACATCTTATCACATTTATACTACGCTTGGTAACACTAATCTTCTGCGACTGTACAAAGTCTATACCCTTACTGACCGAGCCTTGTCCTTTGACTGCACCGACAATGTTCACACCATGCAGCTTAATCTCATCAATGGATTTAGGTTCTGCACTATCAGCTATCGTTAATGTATTATCTTCTGTTGCCAATATGAAGTTAGCAATCTCTTTATTGTGCATCCCTTTCTGATAAATAAGCTCATCAACAATATAGCCACCATTGTACTTGTAAATGTCTACAAGCACTGTTGGGTCATTTGAATAGCCAAAGTCCAAGCCACGAGCCTCTAAGCGAGCCTGGTGGGGTATTTCATCAAGGATGTCCCAGCCTTTATAGATTCTTCCTTCAACTTCACCAAGCTTACCTTCGCCATAAACTCTCCACCATCCTTTCCTTTCCTTACGCTGTTCAATAGAATCAATAATCTGCTGATCTAATGCCTCGTTATCTTTGTATGTTAATGTCAGTTCCTCTACATCAGTTCTTGCTGGCTTAACCTCTGTGTAATACCAGAACTCACTGGTAGGATTCCAATCAAGGAATATGAAATCCTTAGTTCTTACCTCTACTTCCTCAAATGCTGGGAATGGTATGTTGTTTGCCTCATTGATAAATAGTCTATCCCTCCTACCACCACGCAGTTTCTCCGGCTGGTCAGCACTAAAGAACTCTATCTGACTGCCTGTCTCAAATGTGTAGATGTAATTGGTTCTGTCCCATAGAGCATCCTTGTAATATCCATGCTCTTTCATTATCTTCAAAAAATCCCTCATAGCTCCTCTACGGAGATGTGGGAATGATTCTGATATGATGCTTGTTAGTGTTGGCTTGTCTACCTCGCTGTGCTGTTGAGCCTTTGCTATCAGATAGATTAGAATACTAATAGTCTTGGAGGCTGATGTACCTCCAGGTATTGCCCTTATCCTTTTTTTCATAGCCTTTATTTTTTCAAAGGCTGTTGTTTTACTGAACATTAGTTAATGGTGATGGCAATGTTACTTCAATCTTATCTGCACTGAACGATCCTCTTAATTTATAAGCCATGTCTAAAGCACCTTTGGCATCTGAGTGTGGCTGGTCAGTCATCTGGATACCAAGCTGTGTAGAAAAGGACTCCTTCTTGTTCAAGAGCCTCTTATGCACTTCAGCAAGTTCATCTTCAGGTAGATATGTATCCATCAATTCTTTCCATCCATCACTTCCTGTAAGCTTACCTGTTGTTGCTGATGTAGACAAAGAATAACCAACATCCTTCATAGCTTGACTGATATTAGTACCTTTTAGTACTTCTTTAAATGCCCTCTTCTGTTTTTCAGTTGGCATAACTTTTTGGTTACAATTTCCCACTCCCATGACTCCATCCTTTCCCTTTAAATAATATTGCTGGTGGCTTCGTTGTCTTCATCTCCTCTGAACTGTGATTACAGTCAGTACAAATCCAGTCTCCCCCTCTGTGTGTAGTCTCACACACTACTTTTTTACACCAATCGCATTTCATTTGATTGTCTTAATAAATTCTCCAATCCTCGTTCCTTCAAGCTCAATTATATCACAGCTCTTTTCTATATGCAACACTTCTTCTGATTCTATTCCTAAGTTTTCCTCAAGACCATCAAGTAGAATACCCAGATCAAAGTGTAAGCTTGCAAGATTATGATAAAGTCCCATACCCTCACCAGGTACGGATACAGCTCCGGTGGGTAGTTGGAATGTATTAATTTTCATATTTCTTATATTTTGTATGCTCTCCACACCAATCTTCATCCATCAGCACTTCAGGCAATTGCATCTCATATTTTAATTTTGGAAAACGTTTAATTAATATCTCTTTTGGTGGATATCTATGGCAATGTCCCCAAACACTATCTTCCATCCTGTAGTATTTACAGTTACCACATTGTTGCTTCATAACTTCTTATCGTTAATATTATCTCTCTCTTTCCTGCACCAGGGGCATTCCCATATCTCATTAGGATCTTCACTTTCAAGAATAACACATTTAATCTTACATGATTTGCACTTGATGAAGTTTACCATATGATTCTATTATACCAAAAATCCATTAGGAATGAAATAAGTAGTTTACTTTTTACTTTTTATGGGCTTAGACATATATATAATAATAACACGAAAAACGAAAGCTCTAAAAAGTAAAAAAGTAAAGTAATAATATAATAATTAATAATAATACTCTCTCTATATACCTACTACTATTTACTTACTTTTAGTTTACTTTTTTTTAACACTCTAAAAAGTAAACAGCCCTTTTTTTAAGCCCGTTTACTTTTGGATTTCAAAAAATTGGTCTACAGAAAAGTAAACTAATAATATTATAAAACACAAATAATTTCGTTCAATATCAATGATTGGAATATCATTTGATTATGATATATAATGTACTCATCAACTGTTGCGGCAGTACTTAAATGTCTCCTTCTCGACCGCAATTGAGGGGGAGACATTTGAGTTTAAATATGAACCTACCACCAAAAACCAAAGAGATTATAGATAATTATATGATTCCTGCTAATGACAGGAACGCTACATTAGACATAATGTTGGCATCTTTATATATGCAAGTCAGCAGATTTATGTGTTGGAACAGAACAAAGATTAAAGGTGATAAAGGGTGGGAATATCCTATGCTATATATGTTCAACTTCGCACCATCAGGATCATATAAAGATACTGTGCTTGATTCATTAACAGATGTAATTATAGAGCCATTAGAAGAACAAAGTAATATGAAGAAGCTGAACTATGTTAATCAAAAGGACATATTTGATTTAGGTATGGATTCTCTAAAGGGTGATAAGAAGAAACTATATATAGAAGAAAACCGAGTGCAGAAGTTTAAGAACACCTATTTCAAAGGAACGTTCACCGGACTACAAAAACATAGGAAAGCCTGTGAAATGGCTGGTATAGGATATGTTCATTTTGAGAATGATGAGTTTGGAGATTCCTATGGTAGTAAGGAATCAAATGTAGATGAGATACTTACTGTAGCTAAACAAATCTACAATAAAGGAAAGTCTAGTGCCTCAACAATCGGAGGTGAGTGGAGGGATGATGTTGAAAATGTACCGCTTACCTTTTTACAGCATGGATCTTCACAAGCATTAGCCTCAAATCCTAAAACATTTAAGAGATTCATGTCTATTCTTGCCACAGGTATAGCCAAGAGAAGCTTTGTATTATATAACGATACATATAAAAGACTTAATAGAGAGTATGAAGAAACACTAGAAGATAAAAAGGCTATAAACCTAAAAAAATACTTAATAGCAGAACATTTCTTTAGTGTTTACAAGGCTATCAGAGCAACACAAGAAGATACAAGAATAAACACCTACAAATATAAATATGTTTCTTGTGATGAGGAAGTGCTGCGGATTAAGAATGACTACCGCAACAAATGTAACGACAAATCCGAGAACATTAAGAACGAGATTATACAGATAGAAATGAGAGATAGGTTTTGGAGAGCTTACAGGTTATCTTCATGTATCGCTGTGTTTGAGCATCCTGATAACCTAACCATATTAAAAGAGGATTACCAGTTTGCTATGTACCTTACTGATAAATGGGGTAAGCAATTCAAAAGCTTTCTGGAAAAAGATGAGGAACTGACCATTGATGAGCTATTCCAATATATAATAGACAATCCAAGAACCAATAAAACATTCATCAGAAAGAAAACCAATGCCAGTACAACCTTTAAGCTTGATGATATAATAGATCAACTGATGCTGAAGTGTGATGAAACCGATAAGACCTTTGTAACTAAAACAGGTAGAGGTCTGAGCAGATACTACTCAATAGTTAAAGCTACTGATAACTTTGATGCCATTAAGAAGATGTTGGATGATGGTGAAATGGAGACTCTGATAGCTGACAAATATTCAATTGAAGAACTTGAAGATGTTAAAAAACTTATAACCTAACTTTAATACTATGGAACAACCAAAATATCAATTCGGGCAAACAGTATATTATATTTCATCAGGTGGAGTAATGGAGGTTGTAATTTACAAAATAGAATATGACTATTGGGGCAGTCTTAACACCTATAGGTACAAGCTCATAGATACTTCAACTGAATTTCTTGCAGAAAGCCTATTCCTCACCAAAGAAGATCTAATAAAATCTCTATAATTAACCCGCCTACTTGGCAACACCACTAAGATAAGCGGAAAGTATAGTAATGGTGAATTTAATTTTTATAAGTAACCAACTAATTATGAAATATGTTGAAATATCAAATATAGGTAAAATATCTAAGCAAGCCATTGAGCTTTTAGGGTTTTCTGATAAAAGGGGACGTGATGACTTGATAGGAGAAAAAGGTACAGGATTAAAATTCTCAAGATTACAATGCCTAAGAAAATCCATACAATTTTATGTTACTACTGAAGATTTTAAAAGCCACTATTCAAAAAAGAAAATAGACGAGGAAAATGACCAAGTTATATTCAGGTATGAATCTAGCAATGGGAAGAAACACGCTAAACCAAGTTCCTATACAGTACAGGCAGGATTTAGCGATTGGACTGATACTTGGTTTATTATAAGAGAGATTATGCAAAACGCAGTTGATGAAACTCAGAGGAATGGTTTTTGTAAAACCAGAGATGAGGCAATGCATATGATTTTAAAATGTTCCAGAATTGTAGATAAGGTTGATTTCGCCAAAAAGGGAAATACCAATGTTTATATAGAATTAACAAATGATATTGAAAAAGTTTTTACAAATATTAATGATTATTTTGTTTATAAACCTATATTCTCATGTGAACATGGCTCAATACATAAAAAAAAAGACAAAGAAAAAGTGAAAATATATAAACAGGGAATATTTGTAAAAGATAGGATTTCTAGTTCTGGTCTGTATGATTATGAATGTAGTAAAATTGAACTTCAAGAGAACAGAACACCAAAACACAATCAAGATGTTTCTGATGAGATTTTAAAAATTTATAACGAAGCTCCAATTAAATTAAAAAGGGAGCTATTAAGATACTTAAATAACAATGGAAATAGTATTGAGTGTGATGGATGGGATTTCACGAGCCCACTAACAAATCTAAAATCATGGGTGGAAGCATTCCATGCTGAGTTTGGGGAAAAGGCAGTTATACACTTTGAAGAGACAATAGCAGAACATGTAGCAGAAAAGATAAGAATGCATAAATACACAGTAGTTATCATAAAGAATCCTATTTATAAATTTCTAAAAAATGACATTCAAACACTAGAGGATTTAACATCGAGCTATAATGAATTGCAGTATCATATTGTAGAGCCAAATGAGATTCAGAGTAAAAATATAGAAGATTCACTAATTTTGTTAAAAAAGATATTTACCAAGAATGTACCAGTAAAAGTATTTAACCCATTAAGCGAACTTGAACATAATACAGCGGGTGTTTTTATACCAAAAAAGGGAATTATATTGTTAAATAAAAATAGGTGTTCATCTGTCCAAGAAATTCTACCCATTCTATCAGAAGAGTTTATCCATGCTGAAACAGGAGCAGATGATTTTACAAGAGCATTTCAAAGTTATGCTTTAGACAAGATTTCTCAATTATTACTTAATGATTTAGGATAAAACTGATCAATAATTAACCTTTAATATTATGAAACTAGAAAACCAATTAACATCACTAGAAATATCTAAGAAGCTCAAAGAGCTGGGAGTTGAGCAGAAATCTAAATTCTTCCATGTACTATTTGAAGATGGAGATTCTGCAATATATTATACAACAGAAACGGGTGCATATTCAGAGATTGGAGCAGGGCTTAACCAAAAAGCTTTTATTGAATATCCAATTATTTCAGCCTTCACAGTAGCAGAGCTTGGGGAGTTGTTGCCAGGTATACAGCATTGGAAATCCTTCGATGGCGAGAGAACTGAATATGATTGTGATGGTATGGAGATAATTACAGAAAAGATTAATGATGAGTTTAGATGTAGCTTTGGTGAATATTCACTTGAGGGAGGAATCGAACAGAATTACATTGATGAAAAAACCGAAGCCAACGCTAGAGGAAAAATGCTTATTTACTTACTTGAGAATAAACTGATATGACCTCACCAACCCTAACACCAAAGGAAACCCAAATGACCGAAGACACCTACCTAGCCCATCAGAGGTTCGAGCATTGGTGTAACAAGCAACCACAACGCACAGTAAGCCTGTATGAAGCCTTAGAAGTGTTTAAGGATGATGTGTACTCAATAGCTATACAGAACAACGATACAGACCTCTTATGGAAGCTGAAGAATTACCGGAAAGGAGATTTAGATATCCCAAGAGCACGACAGTTTCCAATCGAACAGCTATGCAATCAGTTCGGTTTACAGATAAGGATGAATAAGGTAAAATGTTTCGCACATGATGATCCCAATGCTTCAATGCACATATATATTAAAACCAATTCCTTCTACTGCTTCGGATGTCTCTGTGGAGGAAGTACCATTGACTTTATGATGATGAAAACTGGCTGTGATTTTAAAACGGCTGTAAAACATTTAACCTAAATAATTATGAAACCTAAGTTCAAAAAAGGAGATAAGGTAGAGATAGTAAAGGTAAACCCACTAGCTGATAAGAGTTTTAATAAATATATTGGTAAGCAGTATACGATACAAAAAGTTAATGACTGGGATTCATGTCTTTTGAGCATAGAACGTGGTACTTGGTGGAGTGGAGAAGAACTAAAGCTAGTAAAATCCCCATGTCGGAAGAAACCGCAGAAGAAAGCCAAGAACAAGGTCAGCGGAAAATCCGCTACCCTTAAAACTTCCACAAGTTCGGTAATACCGAATGACTGTAAATCCCCCAGACTCAAAGAAGGAGATACTTTTATATATACTAAGGAGATGGATGAGGCTAAGAAAGTAAGTGAGTGGAATAATAAGGTTGGTGAGTGGATAGGTAAAGAATTAACTATAGAAGAGTTAGATGAAGATTCTTATCATATCCGAGATGATGGGAAAGGACATGTGTTTATGTTTAACGTCATAGACGACCACCTACCAGACACATCCTTGTTCAGACCGATACCAACTAAGCATTTAGGTTTAATAGAGAAAGGCAAAGAATCAATCACAGATGTTAGATGCTTTGATGCTACTTATAAGGAAGTTACTAAACATCCCAAAAGAACCTGGACAAAAAATGTTAATATCAAAAGCTCAGATGGGATTATCATCAGTGAAGGAGTTATAAGGATACCTACAGACCAAACTATATGTAATTGTGGAAAGTGCGGTCATACAATTAAAAATCTGTATTTTAAAATAGATAGAGCTAAAGAGATTCAGAACCAACTCCGCAAAGCCCTCGATCAACACGCACAGCATTTCAATAAATGAACAACGAAATATTCTTTCCAATCAAAGGCTATGAAAATTTTTATGAAGTCTCTAACTGGGGCAGAGTAAAAAGTATGAAAAAGATTATATTTCTTTGGAATAGCTATGCTTATCATGCGAGACATTATAAGGAAAGAATACTAAAGATACAAAACAATGTAGATGGCTATAATGTAATAAGACTATGTAAGAATGCAACATGCAAACAGTTCAGGGTAGGTAGGTTGGTTGCTACAACATTCATAGAAAACCCACATTATAAACCCGAAGTGAATCACAAAAATGGTAATAAAAAAGACGATAGAATAGATAATTTAGAGTGGTGTACAAGTAGTGAAAATCAAAAACATGCCATTAAGATAGGGCTTCAAAAGCCAAAGAAAGGAGAGCAACACCCACATAGCAGATTAACAGAAAAGCAGGTCAAAGAGATTAGAGAAATGAAAGCTACAAACCATACAACATATTATATTGCTCATTGCTTTTGTATATCCGAAGGACATGTGAGAGATATCGTTGCCAGAAAAGCATGGAAGCATATAACATAAGAAACATTTTAAATAATATGAAAAACCAATCCCGCAAAAACCACTTCATGAGAAGCCTAATCTCTATGGGCAAGACAGCCTTTCAGGCTCATAAATACATGGAGGAACAGGAACAATATCCTTGGGAAACTCTGAAACAAAGATATAGGGAAAGAGAGAAGGATAATACTTAACTTATTTACACTTTATCAACTAACCATAACTAATTATGGCTAACCTTACTAAAGCAGACGATAAAAGTCTGCAAGCTTATGAGGAAAAACTGATTGAACAACAGAATCAGACACCACCTCAGAAATATAACGTCATTAAGATTTCTTATGACACAGAAGCCCCTGATACTTTAGGGCAATTTGTATATGCCAAAGAGGGTGATACAGAGTTTAGACTGCTAGGAGATAACTTCACCGGAGTTATCCTAGCGAAACGTCATCAATACAATTACTTTGATGAAAACGATAAGACCAATAACATGAGGACTTCTCAGTTCGAGGACTGGAAAGACCAGGTAGATGTATATGTTGGTGGTGATATGAAAGAACAGGTCTTTGGTATTGCTAAATGGATGAAAGAACATTACTCCAAAGATGGTGCTACACCTCGTACTTATCAAAGTGTTTTCTATGTTCTATATAAAGAAGAAGTATACCTAGTAAGAGGCAAAGGTTCTTCTTTTACAAACTTTATAGAATTTGAAAAAGAAATAGATGCTAATAAAACTCTATTCTCTTTCAATGTAGACTTTGGACATACCAAAGAGAAGAAGGGAACTGTTACCTACTATCCAATAACCTTTACTAAAGGCAAGGATATTGAAGGTGATGCTTACCACAAGAACCTAACCAAGTCATTTGAGATAGATCAGATGATTGCTGACCTTAATAACCCTGCAAGTGAGGGTGAGGTTGATATGGTTAAAGAGGCTGAAGGAGCTTTTGAGAAAAAGGCTATTGAGAATTTGCCTTTCTAAAGTAACTATAGATGGGGTGGCATCAGAAGGTAGATGCA